TTTAAGGACCAAGTTTTAGAACTTCTAGTCCCTCCTCTATTTATTACGATTTTAGACTGACTGTCATAATTACGCTCAAATATTTCAGTCGCTTCCACGCTTTATATTGATGTTTATATTATTGACTGTGGATTCAATCTCTTGTTTGTCTGGTGCATTTAAACCAAACATCTTAGCAATAGAATCATAAGCACCCCTATAGTCAGAACCTTTAACCATTTCTTTAAGTAAATAGAATTTAGCTTTCTGCTCTTTTGTGAGGTTTTCTTTTGCTGCTAGGTCCATTAGGTATTCCCAACTTTTAATCATTTTAAAATAGCCCTCAGCTACTTCCTTACGTGTTATTTGAAAGGCTTCTGCTTCTTTTGTTTTCAATTCTTTCACCCTTGTACTTATATTGTACTGAGCTAAGAGGTGACTAGCCTTAGTTGCTATAGTCTCTAACTTAGTGTCAGCACCAACATCATAAGCCCGTCTATAAGCCTCTGAAGCATTACCAGTGTTGACATACTCCTCAGCGAATTTACTTTGTTTAGGTGTTAGTTTAGACATTCTGTTTTCTTAGTTGTACTTTTAATAATATTAGATAACCTATTAAGTCTGTAACTGTATCTTCTGTATTGTCGTTTATGCCTTTGTTTTTAATTCTGGACAGTTTGTCATCTATTCTAGCATTTATAGCCTCTATTGAATCTAGCTTGCTAAATATAGCTATAGGGTTGTTGGCAGTGTCTCCATAGTCTGCATTCTTTTTTAGTAGTAGTTCTGTGACTTCCTCGCCTATTTTTTTAATTAAGTATTCTGTTTTCATAGTCCACAATATCCAGAATCACACTCATTAAAATCATTGTCAAATAATTCTATTTGTCTAAAACTGTTTTTTATTTGTTGGTAGCTTGTTCCGTTTTTAAATGTTCTAACATTATATCCTGTTTCTTGTTCTGCATTTATAAACCAATTAAATTTATTAGGGTGTTTATCGCTCATATGTTTTAACAAAACCTCGCTTCTGTGAAAGCATCCAATACAGTTATTCATATATGCAAATCTAACTGGCTTTTTTTTCCAATACTCTTCTACATTATCTTTATAGATATTATCATTTATTAATGGAAATGCTGGTTTTTGCCATTCTATATCTGCCCACTTGTTTTGTGTTTTTCTTTTACCTACAATAGTTTTAAAGGTTAAGTTTCCATTTTCATTAACTTTAGAAAGCATTGTTTTAGCTCTACTTTGTTCATTAGCTCTAAAACCTATTCTCATTTCTACAGCTTCTTTAAAATTATTTTTCCACCAATCAAACAAAGGCTGTAACTTCATTTCAGTGGTGCAGAATCTTTGTGTAACATTAGGTAAGTATTTTTTATTACCTCTGATTATAACATCATCAAATGTTTTGCCAGTTACCCAATGTATTTCCTGACCTATAAACTGCTCTAAATCTAATATTGTATCAATGATTACATCATCTTCTAAAGTGCCAATAAACTCAGTTCCTAATTTATCAGAAACTAACTGCCTTACTTTTGCATCTGGATAAATACAATTTTTGTCATCAGTTCTAACTAAACTGAATACATTATAGTCAGCTTTATAATTAGCTGCTATGTAAGCTGAGGTTTTACCTCCTGATATGCTATTTACTGTTTTCATAGTTTCTCGCTATTCTCAATGACTTGTTTTATAAAGCAGTCTGGTAGTCTCCTCCATTTTCTTCTAGCTTCCATAAATCTGACAAAGTAATTCACTGCCTTACTGCCAAATAAAGCCTTTTGTTCTTTAATTTCTTTTGGTGTTAACTTCATTTAAACTCGGCTAAGTCTTTTATATTAACCTTAAATTGTTTATAGTTACCCTCTTTTGTGTGGCTTACTATAGCTTTATCACTATCTAAGGACTTAATATAAACTCTTTTTCCGTTATATGTTAGTCTTCTTTTCAACATTTCATTTTTAAATTTCTTCATCTTCATCCACTCCATTGTCTTCTTGTATATATGCTAGTTCTAATATTCTATAATCTGTTTCAAAGTTAAACGTTGTAGAGGCCACTCCATTAATGTCAAAACACTGGTAAACTTCCCCATTCATTTCTGAGTAGAAATAAAGTCCCTCTTCATCAATATAATAACCATAACTAAAATCACTTTTTAGCAGTTCTTTTTCGTCTAACATTCTTTTTCTTTTTTACTTGTTTCACTTCCTTAGCCTCTTTTTCAGTAAGCCAATTAAATAAGATTTGCATTTGGGATTTAACACAACTATTACAAGCCCAACTTACTTTTATGTCTGGATGTATTTGTTTTAGTATTGGTTCTAAGTTGTTTCTTAAAAAGGATATGTCTACAGAGCCTGGAAAGGCATTTGTTTTGTTATATAGTTTGATGGTTTCTTCTATTGTCATAATAAACGTCTTTCAATTATACGTAAAAATAAGCATGATGTTAATATTATTGGGTTTAAAGTTATTAAAAAATAAATTAACGATAGCCAAAAGGTAAGACAAAAGCTACAGTTAAAAGGCTTGTAGTCCCATTTATCAATCAAAGGCCTGGCATAGTCAACCCATGTAGTTGCTATGGTGATTATAACTAATATACTAACTATAGAATTCATTTAATGTCCATTTTTGTTTTATCTTATTTGCTAATTCTTTAAACTTATATTGTATTGTATTTCTGTGAATGTCGCTTTTTTCAGCTAGACAGTTTCTATTTCCACTACAGATCAATAATTGTTCCATCATTATTTTATCTAAGCCATCTAAAGAGTTTATTAAGTCTTTTAGTACCTGATCTTTAAAACAACTGTTAGAGTAAGTTTCTATGTCCTCTATGCTACTAAATTGACTAGGTAAATAGTATTTAGTTCTGTATTGTCCACGCTCGCTAATTATTTGATATAGGCAAAGTTTATAAACATATTTTTTAATAGAGTTTTCTTTGTCTAATTGGATAATAAAATCTTCACCCTTGTTAAGTAGAATGATGAAAATGTCTTGTTTAAAATCCTCTAACTCTACGACATTGTATTCTCTACCAATCCAAAATATAAAATTTTCTATTTTCTTAATTAGCTTTCTGTCCATTAATATTCTTTTGTCACATTATACATTTCAGACTTTAAAAAACTTATGTTGGTTCTCATAGCGTCTACTACTCTATATCCAGACTCTAACAATCTTCTAAGCTCATACATTTCAGGGACTTCTACATTAGCCTCATTAGTTGCTCTAGCTACAGAAAACCCCTCTTTGACTTTATCATGAATAACCTTTTCAAAGTCTTGATGTGCTTTAGTTCTAATAGTTTCTATATAGTATAGATATGCTGTTAATTCTTTTAATTGTTTATTTAAGCTGTTACCATCAAATACGTCAGTTTGTTTGTAGTCTTTTATTATTTCAGCTATCTTTTTTAGTGTTGAATTCATTGTTTTTTGTTGTTTAGTATTTCATAACAAAGTTTATAAGGTATTTTGCTACGTTGATAATTATTTTTTAAACCTTGAGTCCCTGTCTTAGATCCTCTTGGTGCTTCTTCGTGATGACAATTTTTATTTCCATTAAAACATCTAGGCCTTGGCATCCATCCATTAGGATTAAATAAGTTAGCTATGTTATTAGACCAGATGTCTGTAGGCTTTGCTCTACTATCACCATAACGACAATACCAAACAGTAGTTTTTGGAATGCCAGACATAAAACTCATCTTTCTTAAATAACCTCTTGGATTTTCAATGTAATAAGTACAGTCAAAATCTTTAATTAATTTTAAAGTATTTAATACTAATCTATCACTTTTTGCTGCAAAATCTGTTTTAGGTTTTCCCATGTCTCTATGATGTGATATAGCAGCTATTGAATAGGTTGTGCATGGTGGTGATGCCCATATTATATCTGGTTTAAATGGTATATCTTTTTTTTTTAAATGTTCTATATCTTTTACTAAATCTATTTTTTTAAATGGTTCTATGTCTACTGAAAAAACATTATAACCTAATTCTTTAGCTACCTTTCCAACGCTTCTAGATCCTGCAAATAATTCAAGAACATTCATCCTGTAATTGTTGTATGGTTAATAATAAATTCATAAAGTCCTCAAATTCTAAACAGGCATAGTCTCTCTCAAAGTTTTTAGTAAACACTACAACAGGAGTTTTTCCCATTGGCCTGTCACTTCTAGCCTGTTCTAAGGCTTTCCAGATGTTTAGTTTTTCTTGGTTCTTACATTCCCAGTGATAGTCAAATAAAACAGAGTCTGGATTAATGTCTATAATGTCGCCTTTAATTGACATTCCACCACTCATAGGGGTACGTCTCACATTAGTATTAAATTTTTTATTTAGTTGTTTGGCTACGTCTCTTTCAAAACGTTTTCCTTTTTGATTTGCATTCATAATATTTGAAAGTGTTTTCTAATAATTTTTCCTAACTCAGCGTCATTAGGGTACATCCTACATAATAAATTAATATTACGCTCAACAGGACTATTAGGGTTATTATAGTTTGAGTCCTTAGTTTGTCTGTATTCATTTAAAGTCCTTTTTTTCATTTGTTATTATTATACTTTTCAAATAATATTGTAAATATACAACCTGTTATAAAAACAAGTATGTGAGACGCTAATATAAGAAAATAAATTTTATTCATTTTTATGTGATTTTAATTCAGCTTGTTTTAAATTGTGTTTATAGGTAGAAAATTCTGTTTTAATTATTGCATTTTCTTTATAAGCTACGGCGTTTTCATATTTAAGTTTTGCTATTTCTTTATAGTTTTCTCTTATTTCATGTTGTAGATCATGTATTAAGTCTAGTATATCTACTAAAACCTCTAAACCCTCTTTTTTAACTTTGTTGTTGGTCTTTTCAACCTCAGCACTAGCTTTAATAATCATAACATCTAGTCTGTTTTTTCTTAGTATTATATCAAGTTCATTCATTTTGTATGTGTTTTAGTGGGTTATTGCCTCCTATTGTGTAATAACCATTATAAAAATTAAATCTTAAAGGCTCGTCTAGTGTTGTTAATTCACCACCAGTCATAATGTTTTTAACCTTTTGAACATGAAGCTCTGTCATTGTTTTAAAGTCTGGATGGTTTCCGAGTCTATGAATAGCAAACACATCATCAGCTCTATTTATAAATCCCATGCCTCCCTCAATGTCACTAGACTTAGGAGGTTGAACATAACCCTCTAAAGGATGTCCAGGCTTGTAGACTCTTCTAGCTGCTTCGCTTATTGGGTGTGTATTTATGTAAACTGTCTTTCCAGTCTTATTACAAAACTCTCTTACATTATTACAGAATACATAATTTCTGTCAAACTGTCCTA